TTGAGGAACTAAAATATTGAGACGATCGTCTTCTTTCTCGCCTCTGATTCCTTCAGCGTCTTTATATTCATGTGTAGTTATTAAATCTGCCATAATATTATCAAAAAATAATAAGGTAGGGGGCGAACCCCCTACCTTAAGGTTTGCTATTAACTAGCTTTGAACTTATAAGCCCACTTAGAAGTAGCACCAGCGATTAGATCGGTGAAGCCAAGTCTTTGTGAAGCAACAAGTACTCTTCTTTGGTTCGCAACTTCGTAGTCGGACTCAATGGTAATTCCTCTGAGTCTTGGCATTACGTAGTTTCTCGCATATACTGCGATAGCACCAAATCCATTAGCGGCTTGAGCAGGGAATTCGTCACAGAGTAAAACTCTAGAGCCAAATACCTGACCAATCTCACCAGTAAGTTTGGTTGCCATGTCACCAACTAGATTAGCGTCTTGGAATTCCGCGTCTTCTAGCAATTGGAAGTAAGCACTTTGTGAAACAATATAAGTTACGTCGTTAGGGTTAACGCCGTATTTGCCCATATTCTTTCTTAAGTTAAGCAATTCAGCTGCAGTTACAGTATCAGTTGCAACAGCTGTTGCTGATTGCGTGAAGTCTGAATCATCGGCTACCATCTTCAATAGACCGTCAAAAGCACCTGATGTATAAACACCAGTAGAGTGGTTACCTAATAGTAACGCATTCTCAATACCTTTTGAGTGTGATCTAACGATAGACTCTCTAATTAAAGGGAGAATTGGCATGATTGCATCTTCTTCAGTCTCATTACCTAAGTATGATTGTGAAATCAATTTTTGAGTTGTCAGAGTTTTCTCTGTCAAGTCAATACCGCCGAAAGGTGCACCGTAGGTGTCGCCTGTCTGAGCTAAGTTACCATGTGGAGATGATCCACTTGCAACTTGGTTTCCGGTAAATTCAGCGTATCCGCTGTCTGGAAGGATAGGGATAATCATATTAGCGGAATTCATTTGAATTTCTCTAAATAGCGGTGCTAATACTAGCTCGCTTTGAATGTCTCTTTCGATATTAGTTGATACAATCTGCTCGAAGTCGTCACTAGAAACGCCAACACCTGAGTGTGCGTTTACTTTTTCCATTACGCTTTTAGCGTAAGGAGTGTCGAATCCTCTACCAGTTGCAAGTCCTAAGATCTTAGCATCCACGATATCGCCTTCAAAGGCTTCTTTCCAGTTTTTGTTGCCTCTATCTTGGAAAATTCTTTTTGATTCGCGCATAGCTTGAATCTCTTCAGATTTTTCAGATAGATCTTTTTGTAGCTCTTTAACAACAGACTCTAGGTCTCCTTGTCTCTCTTCTACTTTTTTAGCAACGTCATTGATGAGCATTTCAGCTCCAGAGATTGATGATTTAACAACAATCTTTTGTTTTTCCTGTTCAGCTTCCACTTCGGCTTTCTCAGCAACTTCCACTTCAGCTTGCGCTTTAGCTTCTGCTTGCTCAGCAGCTTTCTGCTCGGCTTGTTTCATTGCAATGCTAGTCGCTGTTTGATCAGCTACTTGCTTTGCGAATGCTTCAAGATCGAACTCAGGGCTTACAGGAGTTTTCTTTTCTTCTGACATAATAGTCTCCGTTTTGTCGGCTTTTGCCTCGCTTGACTGCTCTATCTCTGCGTTTGCATCGATTGAGTTAGTCTTAATAAAGTCTTTTTTGAACGAATTATACTCTTCCATACTATCAAATGATTTTGCTAGTGAGAAGACTGCGTTTTGGTTACAAGGAACCGAAACAACAGACACTTCAAATAGTTCTGCGTCCTTTATCTTATATCCGTCGGTTTCAGTTAAGTATTCGGCGTCCTTGACTTTGAAACCAACAGAAAAAGCTCCAAGTACGCCGTCTTTAATAAGATCTTTGATGTCGCCAGCAGATTTTGAAATTCGAGCAGTAAGCTCTAATCCATTCTCTGTGACTCCGATTTCCTTCGCTCGACCAATTGGTCGATCGTAGTTATGGTTGAATAAGATAACTGGGTTATTTTTAAAGTTATCCAGTCCTCCCTTCATCCATGCATTACTTTCAATAGTATCACCAGCTCTGTCGATATGGTTCGTACTAGCTGATCCTTTGATATCTAGTCCGCCATCCTCATCTTCTGATAACATTTTGAAAGTATTTGTCCAGTGAAAAATTTTCTCAGACATAGTTAATCCTCCTTCTTAGCCTTTGCCTTTTTAGGCGCAGGAGCTGGAGTTTCTACAACTGGGGTAACTTCTACTGGAAACCTGTATCTAGCTGCTGCTAGAACTCTATTCCATGACCCAAACTTCCTTCTCAAGAGAAAGTCTCTTACAGGAGCTTTCGGGTCCGCTTTATAGTCAGTTAGGCTTACGGTATCTACATTGTTTGTTTGCATATACTCGCTTAAAGCCTTTAGCATCATATTTTTTGTCATATTTATTCCTCTGCGGGTGGGGTTTCTTCTGGTCTGCCACCTTGCTCTGGATTTGCGGCTGAACCTGCAATATTTGCAGGAACTCGCGGTTGATCAAATCCGTCAATCGTCTCAAGTCTTAACGCCTCCCTTGCTTCATTCGGTGTTAATATTCCCGTATTGACAAGTGTAGCGTAGTAAGCTGCCTGATCTTTCAACTCAGGCTGAAGTGCTGGCGTATCGCTCACATCTTCGTTAAGTTTAAAACCGAAGAACCTCTCGAAAGCATATCCCATCTTTCTAATGATAGGTAATATGGTTTCTAAATAGTAAAGACGGTGGTTAGGTCTAATGTTTGCATTATTCCCTCCGTCCAATAAAATTGGTGGAATACCCATAGCTTCTAAAATTATTCTTTCATTCGACGTTATTGCCGCTTGAAAGTCTAAGTCTTTGAAGTTAACTTCAGTTAGGTTTTCCACTTCCAACCCGCCATCTAGGAATAACGGTCTACGACCTCCTGATTGTGGGTTGTATCTAGCGACCCAAGCCTGTAACATTCTTTCTTTGATCTTCTCCGAAAGTGTGTTAGGTGACTTAAGTACTAAACCTGGTACTGCTCCGTTCTTGAAGAAGTTATCTTGGAATCTTCTCATACTTCCAAGTAACTGCATGGTTCTCCATGCTGGCTTCAGTCTAGGAACTCCTCTATAAATAGAGTTAAAACTGTTTTCTTTAATGTGTATAATCTCACTTGGACTATACTCAATACTAGAATCATATACAAATTTATCTATATATGATCTTTCATCTGTTTCTATGGTAACATGCTCTGCTGGCAAGTGATATAAATGTGCTCCGTCAAAATAGATAAAGATGTTACCATCTATAAGTAAATCAACTATTAAGTTTCTTTTAAAAGCACTAATATCTTGAAAAGGGTTTGGTTCTATATTAAGTAGTAAATTGAGTTTAGTTCTTCTCATATTCTTTACTACACCAGTAACACCAGTAATCTTTTCGCCTACATCGAAAGGTATATCCGCTGCATCATCCACTATCATGTTAACTGCGCGGTTTACTACCTCTAATTGCTCATAAGCATTTCTGTAGTTAGTTGTTACTTCACGGCTAGATAGAGTACCACCTTCATCATTAGCGATATGATACTGAGAAGGGTTTAATTTCTCATAATCTTCGCTTGCTGAGGTTCTACCTATTATTCTGTCATACCATGCCATATTTGTCTCTCTGAATTCCCACCCATCTTTCTTGTTTTAGTGCTGTCACTACTCTTGGGCGTTTGCCATAGATGGAGTGTAATTTCATATGATGTTCGTGACATAAAGTAACAGCTGCTTCGTATAATTCTTTAGTGTGTTCGGTTATGAATTGGTCGCGGACATTTAATATATCCTCTTCATCGGTGACTACAATCTTATTCTTTCTCAACCAAATTTCTAACAACTCTGTTAGACCATGAAAATGATGAAAGTCTAGATTGTCTGTAGATTTACAGATAAAACATTCCGTTCCCTTGTCGTACTTAGACTTAGCCTTGTCCCGAACATATTTAACTAGATCTCGTTTTAGTTCCATAACTTATTCCATTCCTTAAATTATACTATCATTTGGGGGTGTTGTCAAGAACTATTTTTGTGCGGTGGTAGCTAGAAGCTAGTGACACTTGTTTCGAACGAGTACATCGCATAGCGTAGTGCATCTGCCATATGAGAAGCATAGTTGTGTTTTGGCTTCTCTCTCAGTAAATTAGGATTGGGATCCCACTGGTATTGATCAAGGGAGGCTAGACTCTCGTGACATGATTGATGTACTATGAGACTGTCATTATCACAGATCGCTGCTACATGACCAATGCCATCTAATACGGACTTCTTTGCGTTAATAGTAGTAATGTCATAGTTTTGTGCAAAGTCAAATCTTGTCTGCTGTGCAGCCGAGTCAATATAAATATAATCTATATCCCACTTATGAATTAGTTTCTGTATTTCACTTGCGTGTTGTTCTGTAGTTCTTTCTGAGTTTAAGTACTCATCTAATAGATAATACTTTCTAGCGTCCCAGTCGTATGCTATTACACAGAAAGCTGTAGGATCTTTGAAACCTACGTCCATTCCTGCAAATATATCCATACCCGTTAGGTCTAACTCTGATAAGTCCTGTTGACATTTCTCCATATTGAAACCCCATACTTGGCCTTCAAATACATTAAAGTCTGCCATGTACTCCTGATTGAATTCTGCTTCGGACATGGTTTTCCTTGCTTCAACAATATCCTGGTCTGAAATACGTGGGTTTTCGTGGTAGGTTGCCTTGACACTTGCCCACTCTGGGAAGTCTCCTGAAAATCCTCTGTGCCAGAACTCTGCAAACCAGTTATTCCTGCCACGAGGGGTTGATATAAATATAGCTTTTGAATTTGCTTTGTCTAGTGTAGGTCGTAGTGCGACGTTGAAAGCGTCCCTTCCATCCACGAGGGCAGCTTCGTCGAATATGATGAGATCATAGGACCTACCAACGACTGAATCCACTTGATTAACCGATCCCATACGGATCGTAGAATTGTTCGAGAGTTCAATAACTTTGTCTTTTGCATTGTCTTTAATTACTTCTAAATCAAAATGTTTGATTAAAGTTCTCTGAAGGTCGAAAGATATCTGGGACAATGAGTAGTTAGGCGACATAAGTAATACATTAGCTCCTGGAACAAGACAAACTAGTTGTCCTATTACATTGGCTATGTATGTTTTTCCTTGCCTACGTGAAACTGCCGCAGTAACAAAACGATACTTCGGATTATTGATTGAGTTGATTATAGCTTTTTGAGTACTATTAGGTTCTATTCCTAATAAATCCATATAGCCATCGATTGGTAGCTTAATGAACCTACGGTCATCGAACTTCATTAGTTCATCTGCCGTAACGTCCTTTCTTGATATTTCGAGCATTAGTGAATTGTTTCTTCTTGAAAAAGGGACTCCACGCCGTCTAATAGACCTTTGTCCTCTATAATATTGTAGAGATACATGTAAGCAAGAGCTACATTCTTCATGTCGGACTCTTTTCGAGTCAATACTCTTTTGGCTTCAACCATGTTAATTGCTGCTGTAAAAGCACTTGCATTAACTATATTTTCTTGCAGCCAAAGTGTTCTTCCGTCCACTGCTTTCATGTGTTCTCCGTATGTTTAACGTCTAGTGTTAATTGGGACGCCTTTAACTGTAACAGCCGATGCATAGATCCTGTCTTCCATATCCTTAGATATGTACTCAGAAGCTCCTGCTTCTAAAGTAAACGAACCTTGTACATCTGTGCCTGACGCTCCGTTAAGAATAGTAACAGTTGCTTCTGCTGCAGCTATATTTACTAACCTTACTTCGGGCGCTTGCTCAAAGTTGCTGGCTGCACCTGCGGTTATACCACAAGCGGCTTCTGCCCCGATAAATCTTGTTGACATAATTTATTCTCCTAAAAAGTCTTCATTAAAAAGACTGACGCACTGTCAGTTACCTGACCGTGTCTGGCAGAGTCAAGAATTTCAGCTCCTAATCTCCAACCTTTTATATCTTTTGAAATAGTAAGCATCTGATATGTATCGTCATTAGCATATATGCCATGTCTAAGACTAAGATCTACCCATTTGACCATAGGCATCATTAAAGTGAGTTCCTTATAGTCTCTGTTAGAATCATCTATGTCTGTGTATACACCCATTTGCACCCAGTGATTTCCGCCCCTGACATACCACTCTTCGGTATGATCAATTGCTTTATCATCGTATCTATACTGAATTACTCCACCGTCGACAGACCACTTGTCTGTTACTGCTAAGCTATACCCTGCGTATAAATCATATTCGTAATTTGCTTCTCCAATCCCATCTACTTGGCCTACCCATGTTCCAGCGTAAAAACCGTTTGTAGAGTACTGGGCCCAGCCTTGCATTGAATTACTACCCATAGTTTGGCTCTCGCCTCTAAAGAAGTAGTCACTTGCGTAGCCGACTTCGCCTTCTACATTTCCTGCGTAAGACGTCATGCTGATTGAGCAAAGCATAATTGCTGCTAATAGTTTATTCATTTATTTCTCCCTATTACTGTTGAGAGCAATGCCTCGCGAACATCTCCGCGAGGTAATGCTGTCAATTCCTTTGTTGTGAGAAGGCGATGCAACTTAGCTCGTTGCTTAAAAATGAGTATCGCAGTAGCCCTCTCAATAGCGAATATCATTGACGGTAAAGATAATTTTTCTTCTAGTCTACGTTGTTCAGCTGTTTGCACAACAGCCTCCTTTCATTAGTCAAGCAGAGGGTTTCTATCTTTAGCTTTGCCTATATTAAGGGCAAAACGATCAATCCACTTGTATATCTTAGCCCAAAGCTTATCATCTGCTGGTGTATCTGTCATCATTACGACGGCTGAACATATAGTGATAAGTATTGGTAATACTTGAATTAGTCCCCATATGAATTTTATCAATTCAAACATTCTCTATCTCCCAGAAGGTTACCCTTCTCTTTGCTTCTACCTATTCGGCCCTAGTGATACAGGTCTGGCCATTCCGCCAGTTGCATACACTTCAGCTGATGAAGCATACAACTTATGGAATTGTCTCCTCTTCCATAAAATCATAATCTCACCTGGTTGTAATCGGACAGTGCCCATTACTACAGGTGTTTCTGCTGATGTACAATACGAAACAGTTTGAACAGTAGCAGACTCATTTACGAGTCTAACATATGTCAATCTGTCACCGCAAGTAACCGCAGTTTCAATTGTGGTGGGCATAGCAATAACTGCTTGTCCCGGTGAAAATGCTAACATTTTACTTTCTCCTTTACCATTTGACCTTGTTCGCCCAATAAGCGGCGGACATTTTTCCTTTCGCAATATTCTTTGCGTGCCTTGCTTTAAAACTCTTTCTTTTTGCCTTCATACGAGCTGACTCGCCTGCTTTTGCTTTGCCAGCAGTCTTAGCCCCTTTTTGTCCAAATCGAATAGTTTTAATTCGACTTCCAACTTTAGCCACAACAATGTGCGACTTAGTCTTATGTCCAGGTGTTCTTTTAGGCTTATTGAATCCTTTAACACCTGCTCTTTTAATTCTTGGGTCTCTTTTACGACCCTTAGGTTTACTTCTTCTTACTGCCACGCTTCTTCTTCCTCTTTTTCTTGAACCCTGCCTTCATGAAAGCGTATGCTTTAGGAGAAATAGTAGATTTTTTCTTTGACCTACTTTTACCCTTCTTCCTTCTTTTGTTGATGTTAGCGTATAAGCTCATTACTTCTTACCTCGCTTTTTCTTTCCTTTCTTTTTAGGGCGACCTCTAGTCTTCCCGTAAGTGCCTTTTCCTGCTGGCATATCTACTCCTATCGTCTAAGAGTTTTTGGTAATTTACCGTATCCTCTTTTCTTGCGCTGAAGCTGTGCTTTTCTCGCGATTAGTAAATTTTTGCGAATATCTCGTTTTTCAACGACTTCTTCGACTTCTTGGTCTTTATCTGTAGCCATTGGCGTACTCCATTGCTGCTTCTTTTGAAGCGTGTTTAACTTGGTTCCCATTAGAGTCTAATGTACAGTGTGTTCCACGTTTAACGTAGTACTGCCAGCCCTCTGGGAAATCTGGTTTCTTGGTTTTCTTAACGGATTTTGTTTTTGGGGACTCCGCTATATCCTTTTTATCATATTCAATTTTCATAAGTATTCCTAATGCATCGAGAGCATAGCCATAATTATGCCCGCTCCTCCAACTATAATGGTGCCTGCCGCTCCGATTAGTATTGTTTCAATTCGTGTTATTGTTGATTCAACACTATCAAACCGCTGAGCGCTCCGTTCTTCTATTCCTTGAAGCTGATTAAATACCGTTTTCCATCGCTCGGCACATATCGCTTCATGTTTTTCTAGCTCTGCGGCCAGTTCTTCAGTATTCATTTAGCTCACCTCTTAGGTTTCTTTGCGTATATTCCTACACAATTTAAATTATAGCAAAAATTATAGATGGTGTCAAGCATTATTTTTGTATGGTATATATTTTCACTGGTTCGGTCTTACCTTTTACAGTTACCTCGTCTATAAACTCATAGTTATAGCCAGCTACTCTACTATGATCACTAATAATTAAATCGGTCTCATACTGTTTACAGCTACTTTCTAAACGAGCAGCGAGATTAACAGCGTCCCCGAGAACACTATAGTCAAAACGACTACTACTACCCATATTACCGACAACACACGGTCCTGTATTGATTCCGACTCCTGTATGGATTTCAGGGCTGCCTTCATTCCTGAGTGCATTATTTAACTCCTCTAAAGCCTCTCTCATTTCAAGAGCTGCTGCTGTAGCTTTTCTAGCATGATCTTCCACATCTAGAGGCGCGTTCCAAAATGCCATGATGCAGTCTCCCATATATTTATCTATTGTACCTTCGTGCTTCATAATTATGTCACTCTGGTTAGTTAAAAAACGATTTACCAGAGCCACTAGTTTTTGAGGGTCTGACTGGTAAAATTCCGAAATCGGGGTAAATCCTCGGATATCCGAAAAAAGGAAAGTTAGTTGTTTCGTCGACCCACCCAATCTCAGTAATGATGGGTCTTTTTGGAGCGCTTCTACCTGAGCAGGGCTAACATACGTCCCAAATTGTTGTTTGATCTGTAATCTCAACAAGTATTGAGTAATAAAACTACGAAATTGTACAATACTCCAGAATAGAAACAGGATGACCAGCGTGCCGGAAACGTCAAACAAGTAGGAAGATTCTACAAGCTTCCAAGAAGTGTAGCCAAGTCCTCCTAATAGTGCTAAAATCATGGGTAGGCTAAGCCATATGCTACCTGCTACTACCATAATTAGTACCATTCCGACAATTAGTATACCAAGTTCCGCTAAAAAGCTCCAAGAGGGCTGTGAAAGTGGTGTTCCACTAATTAAAGTGTTAAGTACAGTTGCCTGAACTTCGTGTGGGTACTTAGGTCCGCCTGGAGTTGCTACAAGAGGAGCTACTCCCTCTGCTGTTACTCCAAATATTACAAATGGTGCAGGGATTGGCTCGTGGTAATACTCTAATGCTGTCTGTCTATGAAACTTTGTGTTCCAATTTGCAAATACTAGTCCATTTTCATCAGTAGGAAGCTTACCGTAGGCAGGAACCCGTACCCACTCGACTCCAGTTTCTTCTGTTTTTATCTGATAGCTTGGGTCTCCGACCGCAAGCCTTAACATCTCTAATGAAAAGCTAGGATATATCTTATCTTCGCTTGCGACTACGAGTGGAAGTCTTCTTACGACTCCGTCTAGTTCGGGACTTGTGCTTATTAGCCCTACTCCGTAAGCTTGTAACTCGGATCGTAAAATTCCTGGGTAATTGTATAGCCATTCTGATGCTACTCCATTGCCTAACTGCGCCGTACCGACGTGTGGGCCTTGTTCAAAAGTTTGCGTGCTGCCTATAAAGGACAAGACTGTGGGATATTTATTTAGAACTTGTTGAAATTGTTTGTCAAACCCGTGTACATCCTTATCTGGGAAGGCTACTGTTATGCCTGGAACTCCTTGAGTTGTACTTACGACATCTGCGTAGAAACTTCTAGGTAGTGGGTAACTTCCATAAGCCTTTACTACCTCTTCATCAATATCTACTAGTAGAATTGCTTCGTCTTGTACTACATCTCTGCTCATAATTAGAGCGTCAAGAGATTTGAGTTCTAGTATCTGAAAAGGATAAGGATTCCAAATAAAAAGACCTATAAAACAAAAGGCTATTAGTATATTAGTTTTCATACGTAGATATCTACAAAGTTCCCTTTCAGCATTTCAAGAAATCTGTACCTTCGATAGTAGTCAAACTTTTTAATATTACAGTATGTCATTCTTGAGTGATTGAAAGTGAGCACCCGCCCACTGTTACACAGTTTTGTGTTATAGAATAAGTTTTATTACTAGTGCTGTCTTGAATAAGATTTAAGCTTGTAGGCTGATTGCCTTGAAGAGTAATAGTAGCATTGTGACTACCTCCGCCCTTCTGTTGTATATTTGCACTGGAGCCATCGGCTGTTCCGTAGTAGTATACGTGTGAATAGCTAGAGCCAGAGTCTTCTTGTAGTAGATCGTGGTCAACGCTGTTCATATGAATATCTATATAGTGCGTATGTGTACCTTTTTGTATAATGTCCACATCATTGTTATCCCCCCAAACGTGCCCACCGTAGGTAGCTCCATTTTCTTGATATATGTTTAAATTATTGCCTGTACCATCTATGTCTCCGCCCCAAGCTTCTCCTGAGCCCCAGTATGGAACCCAAGAGATTTTGTTGCTAGCACCTACTTGTTTTAGGATAATAGTGTTATTACTGTGTGCCATAGTAAAGTCTATAGTATTATTATGTCCTTCTTGGTCAATAGTAAGCACCGTCTCATCACTATCTGCAATTTGTTCAATATGCACATGATTATCCCCAGCTTGTAGCTCTGACATAAATAGTACTAGTAGTATAATAAGTACTATTAAAATAGGTTTAATATACCAAGGTTTTTTCTTCTTACTATAGGCTCTAGCTTTATCGTACGCTCCGCTTCCTTCGCCAATACGATTTGCCCAATAGTCTGGGTCAAGCCATTCTTTTAATTTTATCAATGGGTAAAATATAAAAGTTAATGCTTTATGTACCTTAGTACCTTTAATCAAAATACTTAGTACTACTGCAAATAGTAATGTACCACCTGCAAGTAAATTTATAATTGTGTCTTCGCTCATTAGTTTGTTTGCCTTATAATTATATTGATGGACTCTCCATCCCCTACAGTAATTAAACTCTCCTTTTCATCGGTAATAGTATTGATACTAGCGTTAGCTCCTTCAGCTAGTCTAATACTGATAATTCCTGTAACCTGTCTGTAGAACCAAACTTGTCCTGTATCTTCAACTATAGTTTGATATTGAGTATCTTTATCGAATCCTGGTAATGTACCTACTATGTCTACACTACCAAAGTTTCCACCACTTTTCTTTCTAGAAAGTAAATCTGCCTCTTCTATTATTTGTAATAAATCTTGCAAGAAGTCTACGTCTAAAAGATCTCTATCTAATTCTGTGTACTCTAGTTGATTCTCATCTAAGTAGTCTGTCTCTAAGTCGTTAAACTCTAAGAAATCAGCCGTTAGAATATTATTTGAGCTATTTTCTGTCTGTTGTTCATCCATCTGCTGTTGGACTTCTGTCGGAGGATTAACAATAAACATATTGTCTATCATTCCAACAGTAATGTTTGTAATTGTAACTGGTGGTGCGGGAGGGCTAGAAATAGTACTCACCATCGTTGCTTGATACGCTTGATCAAGAGTTACTACACCGCCTTCGTTAGCTACAGTAATAATCCCTGAAGAACTACCGTCAGCATTTGGTAATAGAATAACTAAGCTTCTGCCTAGTTCATCTATAGTTGTTGTAAAGTCTGTACCCCTAATACCAATACTAGCAGTAGGCGTTTGAATATCTATGTTTGCTTTGTTCATTAAACCTAGTTTACCTGAGGTAAACCTGGCTGTTCCCATTGCAAACTTCATAACCATCTTAGACTTAGAAGGATTCGGGTCATAGATAACCTCATCAATCAAAACCTTTGAGTGTTCTGTAAGGCGTAAATTAGAATCATCTTTAAAAGAGACTGCAATACGGCCATTGTCAGTAAGTAGTGTATCGTATAGTAATATTGTACTACCCACTACAGCTGACATAGCCGCATTGCTGTCACGTTTTATATTTCCCTCTCCTACCTGTTCAAATACATTTCCAATATCTGCCCAAAGTAGTGAAGGGAAAAGTATACTAGTCGCTACTATCTTTTTGGTTAATTGTAATAACTGCATCATCTGAATTTACCTGTAAATCAATTTTTCCAGAACAACTTGAAACACCAGTTGGACACGTACCTGATTCCTGAAGAATGTCAATGTTTCCATCGTCTCCAGTATAATCTACGATCAATATCTGATCGGCGTCCTTTTGTGTAGTGTTATAGTCGTTGCCGCTTCCTGTTAAGTCTAACTCCCACTTAGTATTACCAGAGTCTATAATCGTTGTAAAAACGTTTGTACTCCCTAGTATTATACCATCGTAGTCCACGGACTCTGCGGCAGCATTATATGCTAAGTCGAAGTTCCAAGTATTGGAATCTCCTGTTACCGTTAAATCCATGTCTAAACTATCAGCGGAACCTCCGTAGCCGACATTCCAATCGAAGATATTACTATCTCCAGTAAAGGTCATATCGATTTGGGACTGATCGAGCGCAATTGGTCCGAATAATTGGTTTAAGTTACCAATTTGATCCAAATTTAAAGTTACGTTACTTCCAGTAATCATCATATCAGTAGCAACCGCGCCACTTACAATTGTACCACCAAATTTATTGGCGTAACCTTTTTGATCTATTGTCAATGTCAGATTATCTCCAGTCTGTTGTAAAAAAATCTCATTATCTGTTGAGTCTGCCATGACATTTGCAGAAAGTATCATTGCGAATAATATGCTATTTAGCTTCTTCACTTTCATCTTCTCCTTGTTGTTCCTGGACTTTCCAGAAACCCCTCTCGTCGCCTTGAATAATAATGGCGACTACAGCAGCCTCGATAGCTGCTCGCACTGCAACAGTGACACTTTCGTTCTCTGCTACACCGTCTTCTACTTCTATAAGTTGAGTGTCCATATCGACAAATTTAAACACGTCGAAACCTCCACCTACTGACAGAATAGTCTTTTTGGTTTGTACATTCAGCAAGATTTCCCCTGTAAGAGTACTAATTCCACGTAAACTTACAGTAACTACATCTCTTCTGTAGCTTTGCTGTGTGCCAATCCCTAATGTTCTTGCTCCTCTACCACCGCTTTCTATATTTGAGTCATATCCAATGATACCACCTTCAAATATAATGCCTGCGAATAGTAAGGATTGAATTCCTTTCCCTTCTTCTTTCTCTTCTCTAGTACTTCTAACTATCTGTCTTTCGCGTACTAGATTGTCAATTCCGTGTCTTTCTACAACCCTGAACCATTTTCCGTTTGCTGCAGTTTTAAGTGCATCGATTAGTAGTTCAGTACTTCCTTGAGTAACCGCAGTACTAAAGTCGGCTAAGTTATCTCTTCGCTTTCTTTGTCCTGTTAGGTCTTTAAACTCGTAAACGGCTACAACCGGCATTACCTCTGCTGGTGGGAAATTAAGTAGACGTTCGTATGTTGGTAATTGTACAATCTCTGGTAATTCTATGCACTCACCAAACTGCTTTGCAAACCCTTTAGTACAAGAGTCATTGTACATAGGTATAGACGAGCAGCCTGATATAATAAAGAGTGATACTAGCCAAGGGTACAAAAGTCTCACTAGAAGCCTCCGGTGCCAATCGGAATGTCAATCGTAGTAGTGCTTCCGTCCTCCGCTGTTATGGTTAGACGAATGATATCAGTACAGACGCCATCTTCCGTACAGGTATTAGTTCTTTCGTATGTGATGTTGTTTCCTTCTAGACTGAAGGAACCGAATTGGGAGGCCTCTTCGTTACCAAACATATTATCTACTAATTGCTTCGATAATTGTGCAAATATTCTGGATTCGAGGTTTCTTATGAATTTTGCCAGTGTTGTGTTATCTGCCTCTCTTTGGGCAGCTTTCAAAGCCGACTCGACGTCGTCTTTTATCTGGTCTTTTCGTGATTTTTCTTGGTTTTCTATGGTTAAGTAGTGTGCACTAGTACCTATCCCACTAAACGAGGGATTCTTAAAGCCTTGTACAATTTCATCTGCTACTGCTAGGTTTACTAGTAGTAGACTTATTACTCCTATTAAGTATTTCATTTTCTTTTATCTGTAGCACCGTGTCTATCTTCTCTTGTAGACGAATGATATCATTATCAAGCATTCTTACTTGATCGATAAGTTTTATCAAAGCCATATGCTGGCTAGTGATAGCGGGGTTTATCACATTCTGGATAGCTCCCCAAATGTAATAAACAAAGTACCCAAGTGATACCATCATCACTACTGGGAATCCGAACTCAGCTATTAGTGTTGCTACGTCCACTAATCTCTTCTCACATCAATAGTACCGTCTTCGACAAAGTTTTCTGCTCGGGCGATTCTATCTAGGTCTGGTTTTAAGCCTAAAGCTGCGCTTACGGCTGTATCTAATTTTATTACGTCGTTGTTAATTGTCTTTACTCTTGTAGTTAAGGATTTGGCAAATGTTTCTAATAATTTTACTTTTGCGACTGTATCATTTATCTTCTGCTGCATGATTATAAATAAAAACCACAGCATTACCAGTGCTCCCGCTATAGGAGCCCCGACCTCGGCTATTAGTTTGAAAATCTCCATTAAAAGATAGCACTAACACCGCAACCGCATTTATTTTTCTCATTGGGGTTTCTAAAGATGAATTCTTCGTTTATGCCGTGAGATACCCAATCAAGAGTAGCTCCGTCTAGCATAGGTGCACTTAATCTGGCAATTGCGATCTTGAAGGTAACGAAGTCAATAACCACATCATCGGCGTGAGAATTGTCATCCAAAAAATCAAACTTATACTCAAAGCCAGCACAGCCACCCGGAAGTAGTTCAATGCGCACACCGCCATGCTCTCCAGCACGCTCGTGTATTTTTTCGTATGCTCCATCAGTTACTTCTATCATAATTATGTTGCCTATGCGCCTTCTTTGTATCAAAGTCTACCATTGCCTTTGCAATAGCGTCTTCCGCCAGTACAGAGCAATGTAACTTGATAGGCGGTAAATCCAAGGCATCCGCTATATCTTTATCTTTTATAAGGCGGGCCTCTTCTACCGTCTTACCCATCATCATATCTACAAACAGGCTAGAAGAAGCTATTGCACTCCCACAGCCATACGTCTTAAACTTCACGTCTACTATTCGCTCATCGTCGTCTAGTAGAAACTGAAGTTGCATAACATCCCCACACGCAGGCGCTCCTGCCATGCCTGTGGCTACCATAGGATTCTCACGGTCTAGCCTTCCCACACTATGTGCTTTCGGGTCGTTTAACACCGCGTTAAATCTTTTTACTACTTCATCTGAGTATGCCATTTTTCTCCAGTACTTCCTGAACTCTCTCGTAGGGTTGATCAAACGAGAAGCTAATTATAAATCTATCCTCTGAACAAGCTGGTACGCCATGCATTTTTGTATTGTCTAGTAAAAACTGTCCATATGGGTATTCTTTACCTTCTACTACAATCGAAGCAAACGTCTTCTGGTATACCAAGTTGATGCACGACTTTGTCTTAAAGTCCACGTGCGCTTTCAACTCTTGTCCCGCCTTTAATAAATAAAATCTTACCAATGGTTTTAACGGTTTCGCGATATTTTTTGCGGTGTTTTCAATATAACCGCTTTCATCAAATTCACCAAGCCCCAGTGGGTCCCATAAATGTTGTCCTGCCAAAACATACCAATTATCAAACAAGTTTTGCGGATCCGCGTATTTGTTATACTCTTTGGCGTATGCTCCAAAGCCACCTTGAAGTGTGCTCGTCATACTTGTCATGTTGTCGAGAATCTTCGGTATATTCACCTGACTCCATGCCACCTGGAACTTAACTTGTCTACAACCAGCCATTTCTCACTAGCCTTTCGTGTATGTCTTCATAAGAATCATTATCCCACGTAATCATCATCGTAAAGCGTCCCACCCTGTGTTTTTCAACACTGTGGGGAATTTTTGGATTCATAAAGAATCTATCCANNTNNTNAGAAACTCCTCCAACCGTAATCGGAGCTGCGGGTCCTCTTACAAAATTTATATTACAACCTCTTTTATCCGTATGTGTAGGATATCCTACGCCTTTTGGTAATAGTATAAAACTTATGTAATCAAAAGGATAAAAAGCTCTTATAATTCTATTTAATTCTTTGCAAGATGTACGTTGGGCTGCAATACGGCAAATTTTTGTATTACTGCGTTCTGTGGCCACCGTGTCAAATTCTTTCTGGTAATCCGAGATTTTTCCCGGTGGTCTATATGGTTGCATATTGTCCATTATCTGTGAAATAGGTAATTCGTCCCAATTAGGTCGAAAAGAAACTGGGTGTATACCCGTTTGGGCTTTATATGATTGCATCTACCCAGTTCTCTGCAACATCTTCAGCATACCTCTCTGATTTAGCATAGACCTTTCTGATTTCTACGATATCTCCGTTCACTAGTAGCTCTACGAAGAATCCTTTCTTGTCTCTCTTGACTACTGCTGTCCGCTCATCTCTAGAGTAGGTGTGCCATATTGATGTTGTCATTTTACTTCCTTACGTTATTAGTGTGATTACTTTGTGCAATCTACTACATTTCATAAATCTATGGAATCTTTTCCACATATATCCTCTAATCCTTCTGACCGATTAGTTTCTCCATTAGTTTGCCATAGTTCCCTTGACCAAAAGGTAACTCATTTATTTGAATGTTGGCTTGTTGCTTTATGGGAGCTGTTTTAGCTTTTTCCATTTCGGCCATAGCTTTTATTTCGTCCATTCGCATCTTGTGTGCCATCTGCAGCAGGTCAGCAACGTCTTTGTTAGTATACATCTGACTTTCTTCAGCTTCGTGTAGCTTTTCCTCGATTATATTATCTAAGGCGCTAGCAAGTTTGAATCTGTTTCGGTAGCCAGTATCTAGATACACTTGGTCTATGTATTGTCTGATTTCTCGTTTGTTTAGATATTCACTAACTGTATTCTCGTCTAGTTTAAGGCGAGTACATACCTCACTTACACTACCAAGTTGTAGATAAGTATTTGCGACTTCTAATCCCTCTGGACTCATTTTTACTGCAATTTCATTTTTCATACTGTTAGTATACTCTACTTTTACTTTCTTGTCAAGAAAAATTTTTGCGAGCATCGTTACGATGCGTAGCTTTGCGTCTTTTTACAAAATTGAAATTTTTTTAAAGTTGTACGTGAGGAGGGGCCGTGTGAGCCTGGCTATGCAATGTCTCATAACCGCCCTATCATAGGTACGCATACTATGTCAACATTTATTTTCATAAATCTCTAGCATGAAACTATATTATATGTCAACAAATTTAATTTCTAAATTGCGCGAACTTTTTCCCCTACTCGCGCATTTTTTGTTATAATTATTACATCAACAAGGGCAGAGAGTTTTCTCCTAAGACCCACCCCCAAACAAGATTGAGAAGGGGAAGGCACTAGCAAAAAGGTCAGAATAGACGTAACAAAAAATTGTTGATACTTAACTAATGGGAGAAAAATTATGCTTATAG